TTTAAAACAAAAAAAAAGGGAGAGCAAAAGCTCCCCCTCTAATTGGTCTGGATCTTAGATTCTTTTAAAATTTGTATTCATACCCCAAAACGGCTGTACCCACATTATTTGGATCAATTAATGCGTAGCCTTCAACAAGATATTCATTAAAATTACTTGGATCAATGGGTATCCATTTTTTTGCAGCGTAACTGTAAACTGTGTAATGAATGTACTTTTGTTTCAAATCTTTTTCAGTAAGCTTGGGAATGTAAAAAGTATTGCTAGGTCTTCTGATAAGTTGGTTTGGGTAATACTTATTAGTTTTAGGAACTTTAAGACCAGCGACCTTGACTTTTGCAGCTCGTGCACTCTTTATCATATCCCCTAAAGAATGATCGGTGAACTTATCTATTAGCGTAAGCATTATTCTCATGAATACTGGTCCGTGCGAAGCTTCACCTCTGCACACATCGTTATGTTGTATGTAGTGAGCTAACTCGTGGGAACAAACAATAGGATTAGTGTGTATATTTTTTTGTAATGCGATGCAATTACTAGCAGGTCTAAAATATGATGAAGAAGGTCTATTGAAGCCATTTAAAAAATTTACTTTTACTGGATTTGCATCTTTGTTTGAAGTCCACCACTTATAAGCTTCATTAATGTACTTAACGCATTGATCTTCTGTCCATACAGAACTCCTTTGAATGTCACCAAAGAACTCTTTCTCCCATTTATATACTTTAGATTTTTGAGTATCTCTAGCCATTTTTTTTTCTCCAAATTTGTTTTGTTTTTCCGCTGTTTTCAGCGAATTTAGCTATAGTATATCACACTAAGTGATACTTGTCAACCCCTTAATATTGCATGATGATATATACTATTCCTAATTTTGTGTTATACTCCTTATGTGAACGAAATTCAGACACTAATTCAGAAGTTAGAAAAGAAAGGTTGGACTCTCGCAGCTGTAGCAGATAAACTTGGTACTAAATGGTTTACTGTTAAGCGATGGAAAAGTGGGGATATCTATCCTAACTTAGATGGAGCTGTCATTATGGCAATGAATGTATTGCTTACTGAAAAGCCACCTATGAAGAGAAGATACAAGTACAACGAAGAACCAGCTTCTAATTAACTTTACTATTACTTTTCAAATCCATTTGCAAAATGACCCTTGTGACCTTTGAGTCTGATTCCCACTACATCCTGTGCCTTCCGACCTTTTTTAACTACACGTTTAGTGACAATACGTTCATTGGTATTTGAATGAGGTTTTTCGTTTCCACAAATTTTACAAACACCCATAATTATTTTTCTTCCAGGAGATGGTTCTTCCAATATGTAATGGTGTGCTTTACATTTTTTCAAATTGATAAGCCTGATTCCTTTTCTAATTTCTGTACAAGAACGATGAAAGCTCTTGCTGCCACTGCTGGTACAACTCCATTTCCAATGGCTCGGAGACGCAAGTCCACCCCAGGGGTAGCCCCATTAAGTGTTCTGCAAAAAGTGGGTTCAGCCTGCGGCAAGATACTGAGCAGGTATGCCCATCCTTCTGTGTCATTGGGTCCTGGTGGATAGAGAGGTATGTTTCCGAGGGTTTGCCCTTGTTCTTTTTTCCTGGCCCATCGAACCCCTTGTAATCTCTGTGAGCTGGTGTCCCCCATTTCTGTATCTCCTTTTGTACTGTTTCTCTCCACACATGGGATTCTGAAGGTAAATCTTCTCCTCTCCAATTTTCTGTTTCGTATCTGTTAACATCGTCTGAAGACCTTGGAGTAGACCAGTTGGATGGGTGCATTTCAGGATGAATATATTCCCTCAAGTTATCAGGGTGACTCCTGCCTGATCTTTGACCTGTTGTAAATCGTTCCCTATTAGCCTCTTCTGACCTTGGGGAAATCTCATCCATTGTGTTTGGAGTAGGCCAATTAGCTGCCTGATCTCTGAGTTTAATTTGAGGTGCTTCTATATTTTTAAATCTTTCTGAAGACCAATCTTCTACTCCACCTTCAGGATCTGTGGCTGCTGGAGTACGCCAAGATGAAAAGCCGTTGTCGTTTGTGAGGTGCGCCTGTTTCGATCGCTGAGAATAATCCTTCCGTAACTTCGTAACCCATCTCTCGAAGTTGGGGTCGGACTTCACTGAAATAGTATTCGAGGATTCCTGGCACATTTTCAAGAAAGACGATTGGTGGCCTAAGCCTCCGAATAAGTCTGGCTGTGTCAGGCCATAGGTTTCTCTCGTCATCTGCTCCGAGCTTTTTCCCTGCGTCTGAAAAGGGTTGACATGGGAATCCTCCAGTGAGGATATCCACTTTTCCACGCCATGGTTTAGGGTCGAAGGTTTTGAGGTTAGTCCAGATAGGAGCTTTATCGAGGTATCCCTCTTCCATACGTTTTGCCAGGATCGTTGCTGCAGAAACTTCGATTTCCACATAGCAGACTGTTCTAGTTGGGATAACTTCTCTGAGTCCAAGTTCGATTCCTGCGTATCCTGAACAGATGCTAATAGTGTTGAAGGTAGGTGTATCCACATTTATCTCTCCCTGGATTTAGTGATATCAATGCCTGCACCTTGTGGGAAATTTTCCCAACATTGATGTTCAGTTATTTGCATTACGAGACTTACATCTTTCTTATGAGGAACTCTGTGATATTCGATAGACACATTCTTAATATGGTCAGGTGAATCATCAGGAATAATTCCCTCTAGAGTCAGGCAATCCACAGCAGGCTTCATACCCATAATGAGATTGTCGTGGTCTATAGGTCTGCCACAGTAATAAGCTGTGTAATGAATATTAATTTGATCCATTGGTTTCGGATCTTGCTCACGCAGTTTCCAAATAGTTACTTCCTGGAACTGTTGTTTGACTCCAACCTTTGCTCTCCAATGAGTACGACTGTTTCCTCTCAGTTCTTTAGGTGGCATATATGGATAAGTAATAATTATCATCAGTACCACCCCTTCAAGCCTTGCCTGTAACTTGAGACAACTTTCAGCTCATGATTCTCACGACACTTAAATATCAAACTTTTATCGGATGAATTACGAATTGGAAAAGTGTGTCGATGTTGCATTTTCTTTTCGCAAAATGGACATCGGACAATCCTGTAAGAGATTCTGTGAGTTGTATGATTTCTTATTGTTAGTGGAGATTTGTATGTTTGCAGCTCAATAATTTTGCCCAACAAACTGGTTTTACCACCTATGAAATGAAGTACCTGGATGTTTCCTCTTAACGCTAATGGTGTCTTGATTTCAGTTTGTTTTACTCTGACCTGATATTCGACATTGCCACAAGATCCACAATGAGGATGGCCTTCGTGGTCTATGTGGTTCTTGAATTTACACCTACTACAGTATTTGTACTTATTAATTGAAACAGGGATTGATTTAGTCTGGGTGTTGTTCTCTCTATGACTAATCATTGATTACATTCCAAAATATAGGTTTTTTGCCACGCTTTCTGAACACTTCAGGACTTCTGTTCAATGCCTTATTAACAGAATCTTTTTTAGCGTTAAGATCAATGGCAATTTGTACATCAGTTTGTGAGCCATTCTGAGTAAGGTAATCAATAATCTTTTCTTTTAGAACTCTGCTGTCACTTATAAGATCAGGGAATTCCTCTTCAGAAGTTTTACTCATAGCTCTCAACCCCCAGTCATCAAACTCCAATTTGATTACAGGTGATTCCATAGGTGGAACATCGTTCTGCCCTTCTGAAATTAATTTAACTCCAAGGTCTTTGTTATCGTTGTAAGCTGAATTGGTAGCTACCATCACATCGCAAGCACCAAGGAAATGTATGCTTCCGAATATGTGTTCATCGGACCAACCCCTGTGAGCGATAGCCAACCAGGATTTGTCTGTTTCCTCAATCAGATTGTTGAGAGCATCTGTAACGGCAAGACCTGTACGGTCTTCTACAAGTGACCCTTCACCTGCTCTTGAAATAGAATCGAGAACTATAAATTTGATATCACGATCTTGAATTATTTTTTTGACATTGTTTTTAATTGAGCTGAGAGTCTGTCCCCTGACATTGAGAAACGGCAACGATCTGGCAGGGTCTAAACCCAATGCAGTATTGATGCCCCCTAGCCTTTTCACCATTGATCTTTCTGATCTTTCCAGATTTATGTAAAGACTGTTTGCTTGCTCTACATTCCAGATTTCACTGCATCCTGCATCTACTGATACAGCCATAGCCATAGCGATAAATGATTTACCTTTCTTGGGTTGACCATTGATAATTGTTCCTCCACCCTTGACTACCAGGTTCTCTATGTAAGATCCCACTTCAAGCATAGAGTCACCACTAAGAACTGTGGCATCTATTGATGACAAACTAGTGTCATTGGCATTGAAACAGAAGTAATCCAAATCTACTTTCATAGAATCGATTGAATAGAAATCTGATATATCCCGGAGAAGTGGATGAGCGTAGGCTACCCTTGCTAGCTTATATCTTTGGTCTGCCTTCTCAATGTTAATGTTGTCGTATGCCACCTGATTACGGTCTTTGTATACCTGAAGCTGTGCATGGATGCCTGTACGGTCCGACCTGAATGATTTGGCTACGAATGTGATGTATGAATCAGCACCGTCAAATACTTTTCTGTGTGCTAATACTTCTTTATCTTTACTTGTGTAGAGTTTAAGTAACTCTTTGGAAATGAAACTCTCGCTGCTGACCATAAACTACTTCTTCCTTAATCACGATGGGGTTTTTCCTGTCGTTGAAATACCAATTCTCAAAAATGTCTTTTTGTTCTTCAGCTTGTTTTCTCATACCTCTTTCCATGTAGTACTGGAGTCTCCAAAACTCTGCTTTCTTTTCTTGTTTTTGGAGTTCGGTATCTTCAGGCATATGTTTCAGCCTGACTTCAATCTCAATACAAATTCTTTTTTCCTCTTCAGGGAATTTGAGTTTTAGTATTTCTGTTAGTGGTGTTTCGTTCATGGTTTTTTAGAGGGGGTGTAGGTGAGTTGGAGTTGGTTGACTTGTTCGTGTGGTCGAACATGAGAGGTATACCTACACCCCTGGGAGACTATTTAATTGTTAATCCCTTAATTTTTCGTAACAGTCGATACATAGATCACCGTTAATCCCATTAAATGGATCGCCTACAAAACTGCCAGTACATAACTCGCAAGTCCATGCATCATCTATGCTGTGTCCTAAGTGGTCATCAAATGCTTCAGTCATTGCCATCACCGTCTTTTATCCATTGGTCAGGTGAATGTGTGCATAACATACTTTTAATGACTGAGTAATGTAGTTGATCAAAATGAACAGCTATCTCACTAGGTTGCATACCTGTCAAAAAACCTGACTTATCCAATAGTTCTGAGGTAATTTTGGCTGCAACCTGAGAAGTAATTGAGAAACCAGTATTGTCTAGTGTTGCTATAGTCTGACCAACAACATCTATGTAGTCAGTAGCCTTTGGCTTGTCAACTTTCATGTCCCTGTCAAATTGATCGTATGTAGTTTCAGGAATTTGTTGTTGAACAGGTTGCTCAATCTTATAAGCATCACTGATGTAATGATCCATCCTGTCAGGATATTTTTTGTTCACCTGGTCGTAGCAAGTAAAGTTATATGTCTCTCCCTCTACAAGCATTGAGTAAAGTTCTATGCCTTTATTGCTAACCCACATATCAAGCTTTACTATTTGCCCTTTGTCATCAAGAACATCATATTTAGCAGGAGCATTACCTTGCCTGCTTGCTTTTTTGATAGTGCCTATTAATGTATAAGTCGTTAAATTTTGTGTTGCCATATTTATCTATCTCCCATTTCTTGGAATCTTTCCTCGACCTCTTCGGAAGTAGGTTCATGGTCTAACTCCTCAGAAAGATTTTCTTGTATTTGTTCTAATATGCTGTCGTTGTCATAAACCTCAGATATAAAAGCTATGGGATCTTTTTCGATCTTTAGCTTTAGTAGTTGTGAATCCAGTAAAGGGCTCTCTACTAATATGTCCGGTGTTTGATTCAATAGCTTGTCTCTTTTTATAGTCATGGCTGCACCTCCTTTGACTATGCTTGTTTATAAAACTCTTCTTATTGGCATGGTCTTAACCTGGTTCTCATGCCATTGATGTGTACAAGTTCTGTGTTCCCACTTGTTGGCAAGAAAGTCGTTGAACTGTTGAACAGATATACGAATAGTCTTGTCACTCAGGTGAGTGTGAGGGTAAGGACAACCGTTACTTTCGCCTTCTTTGATTGCTTTAGAAAGAACTCTTGGGTCTACCTTGAGTCTTACTGCTGCCTCCTGTAACGTGTATACCTCGTCCATCACTAGTTCAGTTGTCATACATCACCTCTATTATTCAACTACAATGTAGTAGTCGATACATCTACCATTCTATATATTTACTACACTATTTGTCAAACAACGACTATTTGGTATATAGTTTTGGGACTATATGACATCAAATGTTGTCAAATGTAGGCAAAAGAGGTGCAAAGTGAACAAGAATCTCATTCGATGGGCTAAAGAAAAGTTGCCTATTGTAATAGCAGACAATTCGACTGAAGACTTACAACAAATTACTAGTGCCAGGCAATGGTCAATCCATGCAGGTGTTGGTACTCATGTTGTTTCAAATCAAATTTTAAATGAAGGTAAAGCAAGCGCAGACATGGTAGTTAAGTTATGCCGAGTTGCTAACTTAGATGTCCTGGAAGCCTTGATTGCACAAGGATTATTTACTAAGGAAGAAGTTGATGACTTCATGCCTGCTGATCTGACGGCAGATGATTTAGAGGCTGTAAAGTTGTTTCAGGCTCTACGCTCTTATGGCGATGTTGGTACGCAACTTGCATCTGGTGTAGTGGCAAGTTTGAAAGGACACCTACAGATTGTTGAAAGTTCAATGTCATCTTCTCCACTTCCGGAAAAGACAAATGGCTCGGCAAAGTAAGTTCCATGTTTTTAATGTTTACTTTCTTATATTTCATAACTAATCCTTTCTATTATTACCGAAATATTCATCAATTTTCTGAATAATATTCATATTTAGTTTTTTCCTTAAACAATCTATCAATCAAAAAAAATTTGGAGTTTATTTTTACCATGATTAACAACCAAAAATCTACAGATAATATGCGATTTTCGAGTGAATATTATTCACCTAACCCCTATGTTTCTAGTCACGATTTAGGAACGGCAACCAAGTTGATAAAAGCAAAAATGAAAAGTATGAAAATCACTCAAGAAGGGTTATCTGAAATGACTGGAATCAGCCAACCTCAACTAAGCAGACTTTTGAGAAATGATGTCAAAAAAGTTCCTCAACAAACATTTATAGCTATACAGAATGCTCTTGGTTTACCATTTTTAAATGTTGAGAAAACAGAATCTTTTCTTTACAGGAAACTAATTACTAAACTTGAAGGGCTTGAACTTAGTGGAGAAGTTAGTGAGGAAGCATGGAAGTTAGTAGAAGCCTACATAGATTTACTGATGAGTTCTACTGTCCAATCATTTCCATCTATTGCTTATGACAGTACAAAATCACCTGAATACTCAGCAGGCCCAAAAGTTTCTGGATGGAATTGGTATATGCGTGGATTGATGAATCAGGTAGTAGATGCTGGCTTTCACCAACACCAGGATTGGAATCGATTTGCTGTTACTAGATCAACTGAAAAATATATCAACAACGAAACCGAAAAAGATAACGAGACTTATGCAGTTGGTGTAACTCCCCTGCAAGACGATATGTTAAGCACAGTTCGTGCAGTATCAAATCCCCGTACAGGTGGAGCGTATGACAGTTATCAAATTAAATCTCTATCAGAACGAAATGGATTCAGTCGTGATGAGGTTAGGTTCTGGCTGTATTACCAAAAAGAACTCTCTGAAAATAGAGAAGTTCATGTCATGATTCAGCATCACGAGCCTTTTAGTAGCTCTGATGTAGAAAGATTCACACGAGCTGTTGACGATTTCATTATTAAAAGTGAAGGTGAACAACGCCAGGAATGGAGACGATAAGATGGTTCAAGAAAAACAATCGTCAACACGATATGTAAAATCAACTAAATATATTAATGTTTATGAAACAGAGTCTGGTTTTAGGGTTCTGTATTACGAAAATAAAGCAAAAAAATATAAACGGTTAAAGAATAAAAACTACGACTACAATTTAACTGCAAAGAAAGCGTCTGAAATTCAACGCCAACTCCAGGAAGAAGCTGACAACAGTGTTGTTACAGTTCAAGATAGCAGCCTAACTTTAGCTGAGTTGATTTCCAAGTACATAGAAACAAATATTTATGATCCACTACAAGATTTAGAGGACAGCACTAATGAAGGCTATAAAGAAAAGTTAGCAACTATTATGAAATGGAAAATTGCTAGCTTGCCAGTTCAGGAAGTAACAAGTGAAATTCTTACTGATCATTTTCGTACACTTTCTGAAAATTACAAAAACAGTTATGTCCGAAAACTTCAAACTCAACTATACAATGTTTTTAAAACAGCAGTTGAACAAAACAAGATTACTGCAAATCCTATGGATGGTGTTCCCAGGGCGAAAATTAAAAAATCTGATCAGAACAAAGTTCATAAACCTATTCATCCAAAACTTTTATCAGACCTGAAAAAGAAATCTCAGGAATACCCTTTATGGCAAGAGTGCCTGATGTGGACTAACATCCATACTGGCATGAGACTTCAGGAAATTTTAGGCCTTCAATGGGATGCTTTTAAGTTTAATGAAACAAAACCTATAGTAGCTGTAAAAAAGTCTGTGTCCAAACAATTAAAAATTAAAGATTATACTAAATCTCAATCTGGAATCAGAAACATTCCTCTCGATATTGATTACATAAATTTTCTTAAAGAATACAGACAGGAACAGCAAAAACTTTTTGGATCTAAATGGTCAGAGCAAACTTTTTTGTTTTCCAGAGATGAAAACATTTTATTAAGCCATAAAAATTTACAAACTGCCTTGTCTACTATTGGAAAAGCAGTTGATATAAATCTAAGTGTAACAAACACATGGCTGAGACATGGATATAGCTGTATGTTAATTTTGGCAGGAGTTCCTTTGCCAAAAATTCAGGAATACATGGGTCATAGGAAACTGAGTACTACAATTGAAACGTATACGAATGTAATGCCACCAACATTTTTAGAGGATTCTGTTAAAATAGGTGCTGCTATGAATGGAAACTTTAGTACTGAAACATTCGAGTCGGTTACTTCTGAACCTGGATTTAAATTCCAAGAAATTTAGAGTTTTTAGAAAAAAGTTGCCCCTAGAGTTGCCCCTAAAGGTTTTATCAGTCTTTAAAAAGGGGGGAAAAAGAGTGAATTTCGTAGCTAAACCCATGAAAATGGGCCTGTAGCTCAGGTGGTTAGAGCGCAGTCCTGATAATACTGATATAGAAGTTCATTTAGCGACAATCTATGTAGTTTTATCGACCATCAGGCACAAAAACTTATTTAATTTCTATGCCTGAATGTAGCTAAATAGCTAAAAACATTTAATGTAAATAATAAAGTTGCCCCAAAGTTGCCCTTTTACTTTTTCTTTATTTCGGCAAGCATCTGTTCGAGTCCGGTAATCTCCTCATTCTCCAGGTCTGACCACTCTCTGGATTTCAAAAGAATTAGAATTTTCTCTATCGATGCAATTAGTTTTCCGGTAGCTACATTATCGTAACCACCGTTTAATGGCCTTTTAAACTTTTTGATATCCGAGTTTGTTATAACAAGCTGACCGTTTTCTGTTTCTGTTCTGGTAAGCTTCCCGGAGCTGACCCATCTGGACACAGTCACCCTGGTTACTCCAAATTTTTCAGCTATCTCACTTTGTGTATAAATTCTGTTCAATATTTTTCCTCTATTTCAATCTTGTATGTGCGTTGGGTCGCATCCTCAATAGTCTCGGCAGCTTTGCCTCCCATCTCTCGCTTGGCTTTGTTTAGTCTCGGACCGTATGCTTTTGGAGGTACTTGCCTTGTTTCCTCATGTCCGGGAATTATAGCTCCAATATCAACCAAGTAATCACCATGTTTAGTTTCTAGCAATGGCAATAGCTTGTTAATGTCGTAACTAGTCCGGGATACAACCTTTTTCAGATTGGCATCATCTCCAAATATTTTAGCTGCGTTATTAGATTCCATCCATTTAATAGCGCGATATTCTAAGATCTGTAATTGACTATCTATATCTTCTTTAACTGTTTTTAAATTTAAATACCTGGTTAAATCATCATGCGTAAATTCTTGATTATTCATTTTTTATTCTCCTTTGTTTTGGATAAACTTTTTAACTACCATTGAGACATTATTAATATCCGGGTAATTTCCATATTTTTTAATTTCTTCTGTAATAGTTATTAAATCTGATAAATTAATGCCGTACTTTTCAAACTTTTTAAATTTATGCATATAAACTAATGGTGTAATATCGCTAGACCTAAGTATATTTCCTAAATCATAAGTAATTTTTTCTGTTTTATTCATTGTTTACCTGCCTTTAATGATTTAATTTTTTTATCTGAGTAATTAAATTTATTTTTTAATATCTGTTTAGCCTCCGATTCACTAACGCTACCTAATAACCATTTATCAGGATTTTTTACAGTATCAATCAAGATTTTTAATTGATGTTTATCTAATGTATTCATTTTTTTACTCCTCCAGGTAGAATTTAAATTGGCCGTTTTCGGTTTTTTCTATTTGATTATTTAGTTTTACTGTTTTGACTATTTTTTTAACGTTTTTCCAAAATAAAGGATCCGTTGATGTAATTCGTGCTATTAGTCGTTGAGTATCATTCATAAAAGCACGCCTACCGGTTCTGGCTTAAATTGCCTGGCGATACGCGCATTTTCTTCACGCTCTCGAATGAATCCACAATCGTTAACATCACAATAAATTTTTTCGTATAGTGGGAAGTAGTACGCATCATTCCCACGTTTAATTTTTGTATAGCAATTGCTGCATTTTGTATTAGTGGTTGATATTATCCATTGTGGTTCGTTGGGATATTTGTAATTCATTACGCACCTACCTTTACAACGAATCCTGATGTATCAAATCTAGCTTTTCCTTTAGCTTTTAATCCGACTATCACGCCGTGAGGATCTAAAAAGCGTACATCCGAATCATCACCAGAAATTACCTGATAACCATTCCATGATTCAGGCAATTCGCAGCTACATTTTTTATAACACTGTTTTTTGTTATCGAATTTGCAAACATTGAAAACTATCGCAACATTACGGCCGTTTTTTAAATTGTCGGATAATATTTCCTGGGTAGTGTTTTCACTGTATGAGTAAGTGAGATGATAATTAGACGGTATGTTTTCACGCTCCGAATATTCATACTTTGAATAATCGTAGAATTGAATGTGTGGGAATGCTTCAAAGATTGTTAAACCGTCAAATTCTGTGCCTTTAATTTTCATGCGTTCCCATAAAATATCTGATGTTCCATTTAATCGAATTACAGGAATCAAGTTTTTATTTTTAGCTTTAATTTCCAAGGATTTAATTTCTTTAACTAGTCTTTGCCAGTATTGTGGTTTATGTCTAACAAACCAAATAGTTCTATTAATTCGTGCCGGTTGGATTGAGTCCGGCATAGTCTCAGCACGTCCGGCAGTAAATAAACAAGCTATTCTGCATCCTTCCGAAGCTTTTGGACATAAATTTACAATGCCTGATACATCGGATGGTGCTAGATATTGAATGCCTGTCATAAAACCGTATTTAACACCTTTAACTGTTTTAGCATCGGAATTAGTGCCGAGTAAATAACTAATTTTTGGAGGAACATTTTTAAATCTATGTAGAACATTGTTGCTATCTACTATTTCAATTGTTTTAGTTGTATTATTTTTCGTAGTCAATTTAATCACCTTGTTTGATTTGATTGATTAGCATTCCCGGAGCGTTGGCGCGCTCTAGGAATGCGATTTATAGAAACCTATTTATTCTCCTTTTGTTTCTTTACAGTCAACTTCATTTATATCTTCCCCATGTTCGCATCGGTACACATACTGCACATCAAACTCGTTAGGCATCCCTTGTGCTTTAATCCATTCCTCTAGACTAGGGTAATCCCCTGTGATTGTGACTTCCATGTAATTGATTTCATTCTCGCATCTCATTGCTTACCCTCACTTTTATTGTTTTCTCATACCATTAATAAAATCGCTCTCAGTCAAATTTTCAGCAGCTTTTTCACTTCTGTATCTGTTATCAAAGTAATTATCAATCCACCAAATAAATGTCTCGATAGCTTCGAACCATGTATCTGTTACTACTGCGTAAACTTTACCTCTAGGATTTATGCCGTAATATTTTTTGTCCTCATCAGACAATTTAATCTCATCGATGGGATCAATAAAACTAAATTCACATAAATATTCAGGTACATACAAAGCACCATCAGACTGTCTGAATTCATCGCAATTTTCTTCATTCATACCTTGAAGAATCAAACCGTCAATATCTCTAAAAGTGATTCTAAAACTTGCGCCGTTGTCTAATTCCCAATTGCCGGAATCCTGCGCCGTTGGTGTAAATTGTTCTTCAAATGTAGGAAAAGCATCACTTGGTTTTGTACTGTCAATAATTCTTTTTATGTAGTTTTCCTTTATTAATTCAGTTATAGGCATTCCTAACGAATTTAAAGCAGGAAATTCTCCACGCCCAAAATCTTTATATGTATTCCAATGGAAATCGTGCCTTTCCTTGTCATACTCTAGCTTTTGATTTGGTTCTAAATAATTCTTATCCATACTGCACACTCCTTGATTAATTTCTTAAACTATAGCATCCGATGTTACACAATGCAAGCATTTTCTATAAATGGTAGTTAAAATGACTACCACAACGCAGCGATTTTAAAGGTGAATAAATGGCAAAAATAAAGCACGATTTAAACAGTAAACAAAAAGCATTTTGTGATGCGTACCTAAACAATGGGCGCAACGCCTCACAAGCTTACCGGGACGCATTCGGAAGTGATAAAGCTGAAACTGTCATTAATGCGTCAGCTTCCAGGATGTTGAGGAATGTTAAGGTGCGTGATTATCTTGTTAAGGTGAGACAGGAAAACTTAACAATTACGCAACGAAAACAGGATATAACACGCGATTTTCTTATTAATCAATACTTGGATGTATTGCAATTAGCCAAGGATGAAAAGCAGCTGAGCACGGCACGTCAGACGCTCGATAGCTTAGCGCATCTCTCCGGATTGTGGACGGATAGACGCGAAGTAACGACTAACGTAAACATTGACGCGACATTATCGGCATTGGATAGCAGTCAATTACTTAAAGGATTGCAAGTAGCCCAGGAAGTTAAACCACTAGACAACGATGTTATAGATGGAAATTTTAAGGCAATAGATTAATACGATTTTGACGATAATTTGACGGAGTCCGATCGCATCGAAAGGAGTCCCTACCAGGATTCCATCGATCGCGAACCGAGGCGCGTGTGACGCGCTCTTACACAAGTAGTACTACTAACAACCAATAATGTGCGTATTTGCCAATGCGTTATACCTGTTCGTGTACAGTATCGTGCCTAGTAAGGACAGTCCTTAAGAGTTGTCTTTGTTGTCTTTAAGAAGGGACAATTGTGCGTAAGCACTATGTTGTCCCTGATTTGTCCTTAAACTGTCCTTGGGATCTTCTTTTTATTCTTACAAGACGGTCTTAGGGATAACCCCCCTTTAGGGGGGGTATATCCCTATCGTTTTTTCTTTGTTACTTTCTTTTTTATTGCAGTATTTTTTTGTTTGGTAGTTGATTTATCGACTGTTATTTGCTATTTTAAAAATGGGGCGTACTCGTGTAGGATCTGCACCCTCCTAGATTTCGCCCCTTTACTCTTTTTGGAGGATTAATGGCAACAAAAAAAGACTCGAGGTTAAAAAACGCAGGGGTGTCAGGGTATAACAAGCCTAAAAGAACTCCCAAGCACCCTACGAAGTCTCATGTTGTCGTTGCGAAGGTTGGTGACAAGGTAAAGACAATTCGATTTGGGCAACAGGGTAAGACTGGTGACAAGACCATGACTCCCAGAGCTAAATCATTCAAGGCTCGGCACGCAAAGAATATTGCTAAGGGCAAAATGTCAGCTGCGTATTGGGCAAATAAGAGGTAAAAATGCCAAAAGGAAAAGGTACTTACGGCTCTAAAAGGGGTCGACCACCAAAGAAAAAGAAGCCTATGCCCAAGCCTATGGGTAGACGCAGGTAGTGGTTGCATTAACTGATGCACACAAAGAAGAAGCAGTCAGGAGAATAGAGAAAGAATTTGCCAGACGCAACTTTATCTCCCCTGACGGAGAACAACCTGACTTTCTTGACCATGTAAAGATTCTGGAAAGATCACAATTACATTCAGGAAAAGCAGGGGGTGCTGCCCCATTCCAAAAATGGGAGTACATCAAGGAACTTGCCACAGCGATAAAAGAGAATCGACTGGTCACAGTTCTGAAAGCAAGACAATTAGGATTCTCGTGGACAAGTGCAGCTTATGCAGCATGGTTATTAACTTTTAGTCCTGGCACTAATGTGCTTATGATTTCAAAAGGTCAGACTGAAGCATTCAGCTTATTGGATAAAGTAAGATTCATTTTGAAAAATTTGCCACAGGATTGGCAACATCCACTATCCCCTGATTCAAGATCAGAAATAGGAATCCCTTCTCTTGATTCTAAAGTTATGGCCCTACCCTCTACTGAGGATGCAGGTCGTTCTGAAACAGCATCTGTAGTAATACAGGATGAGGCTGACTTTCATGAATACCACGCTCAGAATTACGCTGCCGTAAAACCGACTATTGATGGTGGTGGGCAAATGATTATGGGATCTACCTCCAACAAAAGAAAAATGTCATCTCTGTTCAAAGAACTTTACAGAAATGCTCCTGACAATGGGTGGAAGACTGTTTTCATTCCATGGAGTGCAAGACCTGGAAGAGATGAAAAATGGTATGAAGCAACTATGGATTCAGTTCCATCTATGGATTTACAGGGCATGAGTCCTGAGCAGTACATGGAACAGGAATACCCAACAGAGGAGACAGAAGCATTAGCACCACCAAGAGCGCAGAGCATTTTCGACAGAGAAATAATAATTGGAATGGAAGATTACTGCATAGAACCAATCAGACAGGTTGGAGCAGGCAACATTTATCAGGACGCAAGACCTGGCAAGAGATATGTCGCAGGTACGGATGTGGCAGCCGGAGTTGGAATGGATTATTCCATCACCGTCATAGTTGATATCAATACTGGGTATGTGGTCGCTGATTTGGTCACAAACACAATGCAACCTGAAGACTTTTCTGTTGCATCCATGGACCTGCTAGAAGAATACAACAACCCTGAATGGGCTATAGAAAACAACTTCTCAGACACAGTTCTGACAGTAGCACGAGATGAAAACTACCCAAGACTTTTCAGAAGAAGAGTGGGTAGAGGAAAAAACCAAAGAAGAGAATATGGATGGAAAACTGATCGCATGAGCAGACAGGCTATGTTCGATGAACTGAGAGCCACTTTCAATGCAGGTCAACTGACCATCCC